ACTGGAAGAAAAAGCACTGACCGAGTCAGTCAATAGAGGGATGAAATCCCTCAATTACCAATGGATGACTACTCCAATGGCTGGCGGTCGTAAAACAAACCAATTCGCTTTGTGGGACACAAAAGCAAACCTCTATGACCAGAGGTTAATAACGCAAAAGCGTGCAAACATGCTTGCCAATTACAATTGGCAGATAGCAGAGCAAAACCTTTTCCTCAAGAAAAAGGAAAATCAATACTACATGTGGAAACACCTATACGGCCCGCTTGGCGGCACCGTTATCAAAGGTGCAGGTAACGCTTTCAAATTCCTCCGAGGCGGAAAAAACATTGGCCGTGGAAAACTCACCACTCCCAATTACTCCAAGGGCGGATTAGGCCCACGTGGTTTCAAAGGAAAATCAAATATGTCCGTTAACGACTGGTATGGTTACCAGCGAAAATTCACAGGATGGTAAATTACTACAACAAAGAAAGTAAGCCTATTTACTGCGGCTGTGGGCAGGCCGCAACTAACTCAATTACAGCATTGGGCGAAACCGTTTGGTTATGCGCACTATGCTATTCATTTAAATATCAAAAACATGAGAAGAAGAAGATTCACGGGAAGCCGTAGGCGGTTCAAAAGCCGTAGGCCAGTATCAGGTTATTCAAGGCGCAGAAGGCGCAGGAAAACAACAGGTAGAACAATGAATTCACGAGGTGGAATTCGATTATGATCTGTAAGACTCCTCATACATTCAACCGCGGGGGACAATTAACAACTGTCTCCTGCGGACGGTGTATGCCCTGCCGAGTCAATCGAGCAATGGATTGGGCATTCCGTCTTGAGCAAGAAATGGAAAGATGCACAACAGCACACTTCCTAACACTAACCTACAGAGATGAGGATTTAACCAGAAATGATTCTGGTCATCCGGTCTTAGTAAAATCAGACCTGCAAAAGTTCTGGAAGCGCGTCAGGCACAGAACAGATAAAATCCAGAACGAAATGATAGACCAACTCTTGTACAAAGAGTCAATAGTGTTTCCCCGTATCAGATATTATTCTGTCGGGGAATATGGCGATGAAAGCTGGCGGCCACATTACCACGCTATCGCCTTTAATATTCCTAAAGAGGTCTTAGAGGACCTACAAACAATATGGAAACACGGATTCGTAAAAATCGGAACCGTAACTCCCGGTTCAATAAAATACGTGACCAAATATGTCACCAAGGTAGATTCACGTGATCTCGACTTACGTGACCTACCCAAACCATTCAATGCTATGTCAAAAGGCATTGGCGAAAACTACGTCACTGACGAAACCAAAGAATATCACAGCAGAACAGAAACGAAACTACATATCGTCAAGGATTATGTCCGACGATTACCAACTTACTACCACTCAAGGATTCACAATCTTGAGGATGCTGAAACAGCATTCACTATACTGCAATACAAAAAGACCAGACAACGCGAGGCCAAAAAAGCAATGGAGAAAAAAATAGATGAAATCTTGGCCCGCGGAGAACACGTATACACTATCTTACGAGCTGAAGAACGCAACGAACTAATCAAATACAAGTTAAACAACAAACGCAACAAGTTATGAGCCTATTCACACAAACGTCAAATGCGAAACCTCGCAAAAACAAATTCAATCTATCACATGAACGCAAGCTCACCGGAAATATGGCTTCCCTTATTCCGATCTATACACAGGAAATTATTCCCGGCGATCGCTTTAAAGTGTCCAGCGAAATTATGCTGAGGCTTGCCCCTCTTGTAAGTCCCATCATGCACCGTGTACATGTACACACACATTTCTTCTATGTCCGAAACTCAATAGTCTGGGACAATTGGCAGAAATTCATAACAGGCGGAGAGGATGGACTGGACGCTTCCGTCCTCCCGAAAATCAATATAAACGATGCACAAGCATCACTCTGCCAAAAGGGTTCCCTTTATGATTACTTCGGACTACCAATACCTCCATCTGATGGCAGTATCACTGCTTCAACAGACCTCAATGCCCTACCTTATAGGGCATATCAGATGATATTCAATGAGTACTACCGCGATCAGAACTTACAGGAAAAAGTGGATTTCTCCACTGGTGATGATGCACAGACCGATTTTGCAAAGTTGCTCCAATTAAGAACACGCAACTGGGAAAAAGATTACTATACTTCAGCCCTACCATGGGCGCAGAAAGGAGATCCTGTAACAGCACCCATCGGTATCAAATACGCATCACAAGCAAAAATTGCTGGTGGTGATGGATCATCCTATCCAACCGCATCCGGAACCTTGGTACATGATACCCAAGGGAACATTGCATCCTCTGAGGGTGCCACCTGGAATGAAATAGAAAACATAGATCCGGATGCAACAGGAATTGATGTTGAGAACCTCCGGATTGCTCTCCGTTTACAACGCTGGCTTGAACGAAATGCTCGTTCAGGTTCTCGCTACATCGAGGCCATTCTGGCACACTTCGGAGAACGCGTACCGGATTACACAGCCCAACGCCCAGTCTATCTTGGCGGTGGAAAACAGAACGTCGTAATATCTGAGGTTCTGCAAACCGCTGAAACTGCCACCACCCCACAGGGTAACATGGCAGGACATGGTATTTCCGTAGGGAAAACCAACTCCTTCAAAGGCCGATTCAAAGAACATGGGTTCGTTATCGGCATAATGTCAATACTACCCAAGACTGCATATCAGAATGGCATTCAAAAATTCTGGATGAAGAACGACAAATTCGAATACTTCTGGCCAGAATTCGCGCAACTCGGAGAACAGCCAGTTAACAATAAAGAGATATTCATGGACTGGAATCAAGCAGGCAACGATAACACTTTTGGATACCAAAGTAGGTATGCCGAGTACAAATACGCTCCCTCTCTTGTCTCCGGTGATTTCCGCGATAATCTCGCTTACTGGCACATGGGCAGGATATTCACTGACCGACAAGCTCTAAACGAGGAGTTTATACAAGCTAACCCTCGCCAAGATGTATTCGCCGTAACTGATCCATCAGTACATAAACTCTATGTTCAAATATATAACGATGTCGCCGCACTTCGTCCTATACCTAAGTTCAACACTCCTACTATCTAGTTGCTCAATCGAGATTAGTTCAATCTCGGTTAAACACCTAAAAATTGGCCGCACCCCGGAATGTGAGATTCCGGGGGAGAAAGGCGAAAAACCGATACGCGGAGCGGACACTACTTTTAGTGTCCAGCAAACCGCGTTGGTTTTTCATTATGTGAAACATAAATCGGAAATGAACATGAAACGTAAACCCAGATACAACACCTGTGAAACCTACGAATGGAAAGATGAATTCGGCACAGGTGCAAACGGGGAAAGTAAAACCGTCCCCGGTGAGAGCTACACAATAAACCAATTGCTCCAAAGAGCGCAATCAGGAATAGCTCTCAACACCATCGTCGATGTTAAAGATCCCTACTTCGCAACAGACGATGACTTCGATACATTTGCCCCTGAGGGGGAAATGGATCTCGTAGACTACGAAAACCTCGATCGGGAATCCCGCCAAACAATCGCAGAAGCTGAAACAGCACTGGCGGAAGGTTCAAAAACAAAAACGAAACAGGTCGCTGAGGATACAAAAGAGAGCGACCAAGGAGCGATCTCTCCCTCAGACGAGCCTGTACTCAAAAAAACCATTGAACCTGAAAATAAGCCTTAAAAAGGCCCTAGCCCGATCGGCTGAAAAACTAATGTGCTATATACATCACTTGATAGTATATAGCACAGATGACAGCGAAAACAAAAAAAGAACGTACATTTACTCAAAATAAAACTCGAAAATATGGAGTTCAGAGACATAGCTCAACCAGTTACCGGACTACTAAATTCGATCCTACAAAACAAGTTTGCCAAGGAAGCACAAGAAAGGCAGAATGCCGCCAATCTCAAGATGGCTGACTATACCTACTCGAAGGATTTGGAACAGTGGAATAGAATGAACGAATATAACAACCCGGCTAATCAAATGCAGAGATTCACAGAGGCCGGACTAAACCCAAACCTGATATATGGAAAAGGAACAGCAGGCAACGCCACCGTACTACCAAAATACAATACACCCACGGTTACAAAGAAAAGCTTTGTTCCTGACATATCCGGGGTTATTCCCTCATATCAGGACTACCAACTCAAGGAAGCGCAGGTAGATATAGCTACCAATCAGGCGCGACTACTGGAAGAAAAAGCACTGACCGAGTCAGTCAATAGAGGGATGAAATCCCTCAATTACCAATGGATGACTACTCCAATGGCTGGCGGTCGTAAAACAAA